CATAAAGCCCGGGTTTGTTGTTCATGCGGTGAAGAACCCGACAGCCAGCACGGTCACGCCTGCGCCGGTCGTGATCTTCCACGGGCCAGAGGCCGATGCGGCGTTGATCTCAAGGCTATAGACGCCAACGGGCGTGTTGGCGGCCATCGTCAGCACCGTGGTGCTGTTATCCAGCACGCTCAACGTAGAGGTGCTGGTCGTCGTAACCGTGACCACGATTCGGTGCAGGTAATCGCCTACCGCGCCCGTTCCACCCAATACCTGCGCGGTCTGGGAGGCGGCCACAGTCTCGTAAGGGTATCTATTCGGGGACGTAATGCTCATATCCGCGCTCTCCGCGAGGTTGTCCGATCATGCACCGCCCACATGTCGTTGAGTGTGACGGTGTTCTGTGGGCCGACCATGAGCGGTTTAGGCTCAAGGGCCGGGGTCTTGTCAGCAGTCTCTTGCCATGATACCGCAAGCATACGGAAAGCGTCAGCCGGGTGGCTAGTCCAATCATGGCGCGGTGACTGACGATAGGCTTTTTTGTCCTCGTCATATTCGCGCTGGTACTGACGCAGCGCCTCAATGCCCTCGCGGCATTTCTCGGCGTCAAACCAAATGCGCGGCAGCGTCATGCGCACCGCTTGGATGCCTGACTGCACGCCAATGTCGGGAACCACGGCAAGTTTGGCGACATCCAGATGCACCGCCAGCTGCTCAATGATGCTCTTACCCGTTTGCAGGCTTTTGGCTTTGGCGTCGTGCGGCAGGTAGTGGCGGGCGTAGCGGTACGGCTTTGCCATCACCGTTGTGGCGATGTCGTAAATGTCGGCACCCGACACCGCGTAAAAGTCTATGACGCGGATTTCCCCGCGCCCGATCTGGTAGAACCATATCGCCGTGTCGTCCCGATACCCCAAGTCCCAACTGCTATAAACAGGCAGGTTGGGGTCGTATGGCACTTGGCAGATGCGGCCCTGCTGATCGGCCTCACGCATTTCCTTGCCGTAAAAAGCGCCGAGGATGGCAGCCTCAAAACTGCACTCGTACTCCTGCAAGTACTGATCCTCGGCCAATTGCGCCCGGGCGGCAGACAGTTCGCCGCTAGGGAGTAACCCGCTGCTGGAGGCGGGGAGGCGCAGCAGGAACCACTCGCTAGGGAGACGAGTGGCCGTTTCGTAAATCTCCCAAAAGGCGTTCTTGCCCTTGGGCGTACCGCCAAACACCGCCCAGCCTTGTTTATCCGAGAGGGCAGGGCGTATGACGTTGCCAAACACGCTGGGTTTGAAGTCGCCGTATTCGTCCATGTAAACGCCAGAGAACCCGAGGCCACGCATGGCATCCGCGTTGTCAGCACCGTAGAGGCGTATCTGGCTGCCGTTGATCAGCGTGATTGTCAGTTCTTGTTCGTTCTTGGACTGCGTGACGCTTTGCGCAAACTCTTGGAAGTATTGCCATGCAACCGCCTTGGCCTGACTACGGTAGGGGGCGATGTAAGCAAACAGCCCCCGATCCCCTTGGTAAGTGATGGCGGCTCGGATGATGTCGTTGACGGCTGCGACGGTCTTGCCTGCGCGACGGTGGGCGACAAGGCAGGCCCAGCGTTGCGTCCTGTCGTGAAACGGCATGAACGCTTTGCGTGGGCGGTAAGGCAGGATTATTCGGGAGCCATCCATCCGATCTGTACCTTGACCGGGCCGTTGTCTTTGCCTGTGATCTCTTGGCGGGCAAGTTTGGGAACGTGGTATTCCAGCAGGGTGCTGAAGGCGTCAAAGGCAGCCTGCGCTCCCTTCTCCGCAGCGATCTCATCTAGCCACCCTTGGAGTCTGTCTGCGTTGCCGTCCACAAACGCTGCAATGGCCTCTCTGGCCGCTTGCGTGGACTTATTGGGCATTCCCTTCGGCCTACCGGGGCCGGGTTTCTTGCCTTTTTTAAAACTAGTGCTGTTTTCGGGCATAGCGGCTGCTTTTTGCCATACCTCTCATGGCTTTAGCAAGTTTTTTGCCTTTATCGGCCTCGTTAAAGTCTTTGGCTACGCTTTGAGGGATGCCCGCTCGTTTGGCAAAAGCAGGGTCATGTGCCGCAGCAGCCATGAACCGGCGTTGCTTGTCAGATGTGCTGGGCATAAATTATTCCGACAAATCCTCTAAATACTCACGAAATGCTGATTTTTTGTCGCCGCCTCGCCGTCTTACATAAAATTGTGCGATGTCTGCATCGGAATACCCGTAAGCCCGCCCAAAATCTATTGGAGATTTTGCGTTTTTTAATTTAGAAATCGCTTCCTTGTTTTTGCCAACAATCCACGAATCAAACGCTATTGGACTTGCCTCTATTGCATACCCTTCTTGCTTTAACCCTTCTAATAACTCGTCGCCCTCTACCGTATCAGCGTTTGCTCGTATTTCAGCAACTTCTGATTGCCCTTTCCGCAATGACTCTAATTCTTGCGCGGAACTCTTTGCAGTATGAATTTTCCCTGTTTTCGCCAATGCTTCAAATTCAGTTTCCGAAATTTTCCGCATTGCTGGATCATATTGCTTTAACGCCCCTGCAAGTCGCCCTAAAGGCAAAGCCGACGCAGCAGCCATTGCCATTCCTGCGGGGTCATTAGCGCGTCTGGCGCGTTCTACGTCGCGGGCGGCGAGGGCTGGGCCTACGCCGGGGATGAAGCTGGCCGCTGTCTCTACGCCGATGTCCGCTAAATCCTGCTCCTGCGGGTCTAGCGAGATTGCCCGCTCAAAGCGGCGGCGCAGGTCGGCCTTTTCCCCTACGGCTCGTAGGGCGGCGGCAACCTGTTCCCGGCGCATCGGCATTACTTGAATCGCTCCAGCTTGTACGACAGGCTCGCAATCTCGCCCACGATCTCATCCACGATGTTCTGCAAGTCGGTGTCCTGCGGCAATTCTCTGCGGATGCCCTTGACGAACGTCAGCAGGCTGTCGGCATATTTCGCCGCGTCCGTCTGCACCTTAAACCCGTCAGGGTAGTCTCCGAGCGGGATAATGCCGTAATGACCCTGATACGACTCGGCGTATTTGTCCGCAAGGTCAATGATGTTCTCGTAGTAATGACCGAGCGCCTTATGAGCGGCGTAGGAGGCGGTGTTCAGATGCAGGTAATGGGCTGCCGTACTGCTATGCAGCAGCACTCCCACAAACTCTGCGGCGTCCTTGTGCGACATAGATTCCTCCGAGTGCGAGGGTAAAATTTTGCTACTGGTTCGTCAACTGCACGACGGCGTATGGCAAAACAAGCGCGAGCGTGCTTTCGTCGGGCAAACCGTGCTTTTCAAGAAGCTCTTTTTCGGCGGGATAAACGAGCATTGCGCCCTCGTACTGGAACATTTGCGCGTTGGCTACGCCTTTTTCCACGCCCTCAAAGTCATCCAACATTACGACCGTGTTGCCGTGGGCAATCTCTGCCAATAGCCGAACGTCTTTCGGGGTCAACCTGCCGTCCAGAAATATCAAGTCGGCCTTGACCTTGTTTTTCAACATATCCTCAAACATCTCGGTGCTGCCCTTCATCGGGTACTGGTTAACCTTAAACGGGAGCTTGATGTCGTTGTTGTGATCGCAGGTGTACACCGTCGCCCCGCTGGAAACGAGCGCGAGCGTGGACTTGCCGATATAGGTGCCGACCTCAGCAACCACTTTCGGTTTAACCGCCTGCACGACGCTGTAAAGACACCAGAACGCGGCAAGGCTGATGCTGCCCGTCGGTGCCTGTGCCGTAGCGCGTAGCGCATCCAGCATATTGAGCTGATCCACCCACGGGATTTTCGGCTGGCTGACGGTGTTTTCCAGCAGCGTTTCCCAAATGATGCGGCTTGTTCTTTTGCGATTTAAGTTAATCATGCTAATTTCTCCCTATGTCAACTTTCGTGTTTTTCCACGTTGGCACCGATCTTTCCATGCCAACGGCTATGGTGGCGTCGCTTAAAAAGCACAATCCCGGCGCCGAAATCATCCAAGTTACCGACAACGCGACCCCCACCGTCCCGGGCGTCACATGGTCGCACCCAACGATGGGCGACCCCGCGCACCTCATGCTCTGGCGTACCTCGGCCTTTGCCGATCTGCGCCTTGACCAGCCTGCGCTCTACATGGACACCGATATGCTGGTGCGCAAGCCCATCCACCCCGAGTTGCTGTTGGGCGGTGCGCTGATCGCGGTCTGTCGGCGCTCGTTCATGCGCGAGGCAATCTTTAACGTCAACCAGCGCGGGCAGGACTATTCCGAATACGCCGGTAAAACGCTGGATGAGGTCTACCCCTACCTTGGCTGTGCGACCATCACCCCCGATGCCGAGGTGTGGATCAAGCTCGCGGAGCGATACGCCGCCCTGCCCGACAAGTTCAAGGCGTGGTACGGCGATCAGGAGGTTCTGCGGGATTATGTCAACGGCCTTTCCCCGCTTTTCGTCAAAAAGCTGGACGAGTACCGTTATGCGTGTCTGCCCGAGCATTTTGCCGAGTTCCCCTCGCCCGTTATTGCCCATTACAAGGGTAAGCGCAAAGCACAGATGTTTACCGACGCTGCTCTGGCTTGATGGCATCGTCGTATAACGCCCAGAGATCGCGTATGGCAGCCTCTGCGTCACGGGCGACGTAATACTCGCCCCTGCCGTCAAAGACGCTCTTAAAGGCTTCCTGCGCCTCCCGTAGCCGTCCCTTCGGCATCTTGATCTCTACCCAGCACACCCACGACTTACCGTCTGGGAGCGTGCGAGTCACGAGTTTATCGGGAATGCCGTGACCCGCCTTTCCAAAGTCGGTGACGGTGAAACCTACCTTACGGAGGGCATCCGTGATCAGGGCGTCGTTACCGTCACGGCGCAAGGCGTGTCTCATCGCTTAAACACCCACATCTGCCGGTAATACCGCATCTCGGTGTACGCCCCCACCCCTGCGTCAATCTCGCGGGCAATCGCATCCCACAGGGTTTTCATTAGCTCTCGGTCGTTCTTCAGGCTCTTGCTGAAATGCTTGTTGTATTTGTCACGGTAAGCGTCGTTGTAGGTACAGGCCATGTCCTCAATGACGTAAAAGCCACCGGGTTTAACCCATTTCCAGCAATGCACAAAGTTACCCAGCACATCCTCGGCAATATGACTGCCGTCATCCACCACAAGGTCAAAGCCCTCTCGGTTGACCTGTCGCGGGTCGCTAATCGTGATGGTGACGTTTTTTAGGTCTTTGCAGAGGTTTGCGCACTCAGGCTGTATGTCAAACCCCTCAATCGTTGCAGCAGGCAAATGGTTTGCCCACATCCGCAAACTTGCCCCACACGCCACGCCGATCTCGGCAAGGCGTAACGAATGGGTTTTGCGGTGCGTGACGCCTAATTCCCGCAAGATTTGCTCGTAAATATGCGTGTAATTGTGCTTTATCGTGCCTTTGTCCGATCCGTACAAATCGGCAAGGCCCGTGAGCGAGATTTCGGTAAGGTCAACTTCGCCCGTTTGCGGCGTGTATTCCTCGGGCGTGACGGTATCAAGGTAACGTCTGACGCCTCCTCGTTCCTTGCTTCGTTGATCGCTCTGCCCAGCCATATTTGCCACCATATTCTGTTACTCGGATAACCGTTCAACGGGGGTATTCGCACGACATGACTCTCGCTGATTGCCCAATATCTTCTCTGGGCTGACTGGGCTTACTCTCGGGGTATAAAGCTTTATTTCCCATGCTTAAAAACCTGATGACTGATGGTGAATCCGCACGGTTGAGACGGAGTTACGCCTCAACTTGGATCGTGCGGAATTGATGACTGACGGAGCCATCCGCTGTCGGCTACTTTTCACAGGTTTCCCTGCTGTGGTTCGCGCTTCCCGACGACACGCTGCGCGTTCAGAGGCCCACCGCCCCGGTCTGAATTTAAGGTAATGCTGCGCGTAGTTGCCCCGACCAGCATTCCCGAACGTATTAGCGCGGTGGGGAGGTTGACAGGACTAGAACAGTCCATTACAGTCCACTCGCGCTATACCCGTAAATACAGCGTAAAGGCAACCCCAATGCCGCGTCAAGCCCCCGTTTAGGGGGTTTGTCGTTTCTGGCCCCCGTAAAGCCCATTACAGCGGCTTCCAGCCCTGAACCATAGCCATAACGTGCCAGTACCGCACAGGCGGTATACGGCCCTGCTTGACCCATTTCTGGACAGCAGCGCGGCTCACGCCTAGCGCCTTAGCCGTTTTAACCTGCGAGCCGTAATGCTTGACTAAATCGGTCGGTGTCATGGGGCTAGAATAATTCCTGCCACCCTAGTTGACAAGCCTGTATACCGTGGTAGCATGGCAACCGTTGACACACACAACAGGAGCAACAGAGATGCTTACCACACAACGCCACTTACTCGGCCTCTACTGCGAAATTGAAGTCGCTTACTCGTTTGACGCTGACGAGCGCGGCACGTTCGTAGACTTGGATGAGGTCTGGATTCTCGGGTACTACCCCGAGGGCTGCGAGAGCGATTCAGTACGCCGCAGCGATTACGTCAGCATCAACGCTAAGGCTGACATCCGTTACCTGACCGCCGCTGAAATTGACGATCTGAAGGCCGAGTGCGTAGACCACGCCGACGCCCGCGCTGCCGAGGCCGGTCACTACGAGGATAGCGCCGATGAGTAAGCGCCCCTCACTCTGGCCGGTCGTGCTGCTGATTGTTGCCGTGTATTTACTGGCCGCGCTCGTAGAGCCTTGCGACGGCCACTCATGCGATGCGGAGGTGACGTGTGGAACGCGATAACGTTTGGCAGGACGACGATAGCTGGTGGCACCAGCAAGACTTGGAAATGCAGGAACGCGAGGAGCAGGAGCGCATTGAAGCCTGCAACCGCGCATTAGACGAACTGAAGGAGAACAACGATGCAGAGTGAAACCATAGGCGCGCTGGCCGCCGCTTTAAGCAAAGCCCAAGCCGACATTACGGGTGCGCTGAAAGACAGCAGCAACCCGTTTTTCAAGTCCAAATACGCCGATCTGGCATCGTGCTGGGATGCCTGCCGCAAACAGTTAGCCGCGAACAACCTTGCGGTGATCCAGACCGTTTGGGTTAATTGGGAGCGTGACGAGTCGGTACTGAGAACCACTCTCGCGCACAGCAGCGGGGAATGGATACAGAGCGATCTGCCGGTCCGCGCTAAAGACGGCAGCCCACAGGCAGCTGGTAGCGCCATTACTTACGCACGCCGCTATGCCCTCACCGCCATCGTCGGCCTTGCACAGATTGACGACGATGCCGAGGCCGCACAGGGCCGAGGGTTTACGGTTGACCCGCGTGGCGATCTGGGCAAGCAGTTTGACCCGGCAAAGCGCGACCAGTTTGTAGCGCAGTTTCGCACCGCGTTTGATATGGACGCCGAGGAAAAAGACATCGCAATCGCTGTGTTAGCGGTGCATGAGTCGGTAAACCGCGACCAGAACCTGTATATCGCGGTAGCTGACGCGTTATCGGCAAAAGAGCGTGGCGCAATTAAGAAATACATCCAGATAGCAAAGGAGCAGACCCGTGGCTAATTACCAGACGAAATTTGATCCGAATATGCATGGCGTGTTGTTTAAGAACGACCAGAAAAAAGAGCCAGCCGATAAACGACCTGAATTAAGGGGATCGTGCATGATCAACAACGTGGATTTTTATGTATCTGCGTGGATCATGCGTAGCAAAAAAACCGGCGACAAATTTATATCCCTTAAGTTTGAGCCGAAAGGCGAGGGTCGTCTGTCGCGCACCGGGGAACCCCAGCGCACGCCTGACAAATCACAGCCCGAGTTGACCGACGACAACTGGCATGATGACGCCATCCCATTCTGATTTTGAGGCAAGGTTTAGGGCAAGTCGCCCAGCAGAGATTGTTGTGGCGACTTACTTGCTGAACCTTGGGCATACGGTCACGCTGCCAAAACGCCGCATGGCGCGTGATTTTGCCGACCGCGCTGAATACGCTGATAAAGGCGACATATATGCCTCGGGCAAACGCATAGAGGTTAAGCACATTAAGCATGACTTTCAGTATCAGGCATGGCCGTTTGAGACGGCTGCAATCTGCGCCAAAAAGTCTTTTGATGCTGCCGATCCGCGCCCTGACTTCTACTACATCGTCAACGCAAGCCTGACCGTAGCGGCGCTCGTGGATGTTAAGACGACGTTCCCCGATTGGTTAGTGCGGAAAATCACCGACAAGGAGCGCGGCTATGACTATGACGTTTATGCCGTGACACCGGAGTACCTTGGCTGGCGTTACATAGACTTTGAGGAGCGGCTTTGAAACGGTTTCTTTCTCTTGGCGCTGGCGTTCAATCGTCCACGTTGGCCCTAATGATTGCACACGGCGAACTTGAGCCGGTGGAGGCTGCCATCTTTGCGGATACGGGGTGGGAGCCGCGCAAGGTTTACGAATGGCTTGACTGGCTTGAGCAGCAGTTGCCGTTTCCGGTTTACCGAGTGCAACGCGGGAACATTCGGGCAGACACCATGACCCGCAGCAACACGACCGGGCAACGATTCGCCGCGATCCCGTGGCATATGGTGATGCCGAACGGTGACCGGGCAATGGGCCGACGGCAATGCAC